AGTGATGAGGATTTCATGGACCGCTATGTATATCTTCACTATGAAACTTTTGCAGAAGAATTTGAGATTAATTAAGGAGGAAACGAATGTACATAGACTTTAAAGAAGCTTTAGATATTGACCTGAAGGACTTACATTATTTGGAAAAAAGACATGATTTAGCTCCAAAACATTGGTATGAAATGTACGGATTTTTGATTATACCGATTGAATGGAATTATTGCATTAAAACACAATTTAATAGAATTTTTGGGGATTTTCCGACAAAAGAAGGAGCAGAAGAATATATTTTACTTTATTTAAAAAATCACTATCTTTTCTTTGAAATTCCTGAAAATGAAAGAGAAAACTTTGAGTGTATTGCAAAGTCATGGGAAGACAGAATTTATGAAGATAAAGATGATTGGCGTTTGCATTTAACCATACATGGGAATTACATTGAAAATCCTGAGGGTTACATCTATCATCGTCGTTATTATAAAGCCAGCACAGCGATAGCGGATATAGCCTATCGAAAGAGACATCGAAAACCACCTCAAACAGAATATGAGAAAAAAGGGATCAATCCAGAAACAGGAAGGTATATTTCCAGATACTTTGCAAAGAAAGCGAATCAAGAAAGAAAGAAGGTTGTAAAAGTTGGAAATGAATATGTCTTAATGGATGCGGTAGAATATTATAGATACAGGAAAGGAGAAAAATAAAAATGAAAAAACAATATTTTTGGATAGGCATTGCAATCATAGCTCTTGGAGTATTATATTTTGGTTATAATTTATTTGTCTATTTATACACAATGAACATGTACAGTGAGGTGTTGCAGAATCTATGAGAAAAATTGAAGCATTATTTGAAATACGTGATAGAATATATAGAAACCAACCTTATAGTCTGTGGTATAATCTATTTACCGACGATGTCTGTTTAGACTTACAAGAATCTGAAGATGAACAAACAGTACTTGATTGGATAGATATTACTGATAAATTAGAACGAATTGATATTTTAGATTTAAATCGTGTCATTAAAGAATTGAGAGATTCTTTACTGAATATATAATCTTTTCTTTTTTAACAATAGGAGGAAACAAAATGAACGAATTAAGCGTACAGAAAACAGTGCAGACCTTACCTGAAGAATTGAAAATGAATGTTTTCAATGCTTTGAATAATCCGGATTACAAAATTTCAGACTGCTACGGTCAGCAGATTGAAGTGCAGGCTTGGTTAGTTTATCCAGTAGAGATGAAATCACAGCAGACAGGGGAAATCGAAGTATTACCAAGAACAATTATCATTGACACAGCAGGTAAATCTTATTCTGCCTTATCCAGAGGTTTTGCTGGAGCTGTAAGAAATTATCAGTTGATCTTTGGGGAGGAAGTTATTTTAAACAAACCGATCATTATTGAAATCCGTCAGGAAGGAACAGGAATGAAAAAATATGCCACATTTAATTTAGTATAGGAGTTAAAATATGGCAAAGAAGCCAAAACTAACACAGGCTTACCGTAAGCGGCGACAATTCGCCGCTTCTGCGGTAAGAAGTTACAATGCCGCGGTTACAAGGATTGAAAAACAGTTCGGCAAGAGCTATGCACCACCACGTCGTTCGGTGGATGAGCTAATGAAGAACTATCCAAACATGAAAGCATTACGTTCCGAAGTAAAGCAGATGAAGAAAATCCCGTCTCCGAAGAATCTTGAGATTGTGAGAGTAAAAGACGTTTTAACGTCTACTTATGCCATATCAGAGACGGCGAGATTAAACCAGAGAAGAAACGAAAAGAGAAGAAAAAGAGCAGAAAAATATGGTAGATTTGTAGAAGGAAGATCTGGCTGGACATCATCACAAGAACAGGCTTTGCAAGAACCTGTACCTTTTGATGAAGGTCGTTTTAATGACGTAAATCAATGGGCAAGGTTTAAACGAAATTTAATGATTGATTTATCAAAAGAAAGAAATATTGATACTTATTATCAAAACTATTTAAATGGAATAGAAGATGAATTAGGTCCAGAAATTCGGCAAGTAGTAGAGGAAGCACTGGGAGATATTAGTCCGGAAGAATTTTATCAATTAGCTTTAACCGAAGATTATAGAGACGTGTTTACAATCGAATTTATAATTTACATGCCGATTTCCGCAGAGCAGAAAATCCAAGAATTATTATGGGCAATTGAGCAAGTAAAATCCTATGTCTAAGACGGAGATTTTTGCGGCAGATTTCGAAACAACAACGGATCCAGAAAAAACGGAAGTGTGGGCATGGGGTATTAGTAATTTAGATTGTATCTCTCCCTTTGAATGTGGAACAAATATTCAATCTTTTATTGAATTTTGTTATAAATTAAAGAAACGAAGCAAAATCTATTTTCACAATCTCAAATTTGATGGCAGTTTTATTGTAAATTATTTATTGCAAAACGGTTGGGAGCACAAGCAAGAGAAGTTAGAAGAAGCATGTGAGTTTCGCACATTAATTACCGATCGTAATCAATGGTATCGAATCGAATGCAATTTTTACTATACGACGCAGAAAAGAGTAACGAAGATTTTTAAAGTTACTTTTGTTGATTCATTGAAGTTGATACCGATGCCTATTAGTAAAATGCCAAAGACATTTAATTTAGGAATTGAGAAATTAGAAATTGATTACGATGAAGAAAGAGAGATCGGAGGATCGTTATCTGAACAGGATTTTGAGTACTTAAAAAATGATGTCATTATTTTAAGAGATTCGTTAAACCAAATGTTTGAGAATAACATCAATCGATTAACATTATCTTCAGCGGCAATGAATGATTTGAAAGAAACCATAGGAAAACGAAAATTTGAAAGAATTTTCCCGATATTACAAAATGACGAACCGTATCTAACGAATTTAAAATTAACAAAGCAAGAAAATTTAGCTTTATCTATTGATAAAGAATTGCGTCATGCCTATCGCGGTGGATGGACTTATTTAAAAAAAGGATATGAGGGAAAAGAATTTGAGAATGTAGTTGTTTATGACGTAAATTCTCTTTACCCTTATGTCATGTCAGAAAATATATTTCCATTCGGGGCGCCGATCATCACCCATGATCTGGAAGAGATCGCCGGATATAGTCTTTTTATTATTGTGTTTGAATGTGAATTTTGGTTGAAAGAGGGTAAATTACCTACGATACAGATTAAAAATTCACAATTATTTAATGGAAGAGAGTATCTGGAAAATAGTAAAAGTGAAATTGTGAATTTAACCTTAACTTCGGTTGACTATGAAATGTTTTTAGAACATTATGAAGTTGCGTATTTTAAAGTGCATAAGGTTTACTATTTTCGCGGCACAGAGAATCTCTTCACTGAGTTCATCCAAAAATGGGCGGCAGTAAAAGAAAAGGCAGGAAGAGAAGGGAATAATGGGTTACGTTTTATTTCAAAACAGATGCAAAATTCGACATATGGTAAATTTGCAACGAATCCGTTAAAATCACAAAAAATTCCTTACTTAGAAAATAATATTTTACGATTCCAAACAATGGCACCAGAATTTCGTCCAGAATATTATTTACCTGTTGGATTATTTGTCACCGCGTATGCAAGAAAACATATCATATCCTATGCGCAGAGAAATTACGACAGCTTTATTTACTGCGACACAGATTCTTTGCACTTAAAAGAAAAAGCAGACAATATTCCATTAGACAATGAAAAATTAGGATATTTTAAAATTGAAAAAGAATTTGATAGAGCAAGATATATCAGAGCGAAACGATACATTGGAGAAAAAGACGGTGAGTTATTAATCACCTGTGCGGGTCTGCCAGCAAAATGTTATGAACAAGTCACGTATGATAACTTTAAAACAGGTCAGATTTATACAGGAAAATTAATGCTCACCCAAACGGAAGGCGGGGCTGTATTAATTGAAACTACATTTAATTTAAAATAGACTATACACACATTTTTTGATATAATAAATATGTACAGGTTAGCGGAAAGAATGATGAAGGGAATCCACGGATTAAGCCCCGCCCGGAGATCTATAGCTATGGGAATAGTGTTCTTCTGCGCCTGTACATTCTTAAAAAGGGGCGAAAGAATGTATTATAGTTATGATAATTGTTTAGAAAAGAAAGCATTATTTAATTTTATCACAGGCGAACGAGGAAATGGTAAGACTTACGGATATAAAACGCAGATCGCTTGTAAAAATTATTTTGAAAAAGGTAAAAATTTTGTCTATTTACGAAGATTTGAAAACGAATTAGTAAAGGCGGCAAAGTCTTTTTTTAAAGATATAGAGCATTTATATCCGGAGAAAGAATTCAAAGTAACGACGGGGAGAAGCGGAACTTTTTTCTATGAACGCGAACGTGGAATAGAAAAAGGTGGATGGAATCTTATGGGGTATGGAGTGGACTTAAATACTGGTGGAAAAGATAAATCTGTATCTTACGCCGGAGTTACTTCCATATGTTTTGATGAATTTCAGAGCAAGAGATACTTAAAAAATGAGATTCGCTTATTTTTGGACCTTTATGAAACGATATCTCGAATGAATGATGTTCCGGTATATTTTCTATCCAATAGTATTAATGTTTCCAATGTTTATTATGATTATTTTAACTTATCCCAGCCTTACGGGAAAAAGCGTTGGAAACTAACGGATAATGGGTTAATTTACTTGGAGCACACCTTATCGCAAGATTATCGAGATAAGAAAAAATCAACTCGGTTCGGGCAGTTGATCGAGGGATCTAAGTTCGGGCAATATGCAATAGATAACGAATATGTTGAAGATACTAAGGACTTTATTAAAAAGAAAACCGGAGATGTCAAGAGCGTATGCAATCTTGTATATTTGGATAATGAGTATGGGCTTTGGTTTGATCGCAGAAATGGGTACCTGTATATGGATTCTACTTTCGACAAGTCACGTGTAACGTATGCATTAACCAGAGAAGACCATACCGAAAATACCTATTTTGCAAATCGAGGAAGAAAAATTGCGTGGCTGAATCTGATGATTCAGGGATACGAGCAGGGATTTCTATATTTTGAAAACCAGCGCGTCAAGCGGATTGGTTTGGAGATTTTAAATATGATCCGTTAAAGGAGGGTCGAATGGAACAGATTATGTCTTATATTTCCACGGTGGGATTTCCGATCGTGATGTGTCTGCTTTTTTATTATCAGATGACAAAGTCAGATGAGCACATGAATGAAATGTTAACACAGATTAAGGTGATGGTGGAAGAAATTAAAAAGGCGGTAAACAATGGCGGTACAGACGTATAGCATGAGAACCGACGCAAACACCAATGTATCGGAACATTTTAAGGTTCGCGAGTTTGCGTGTAATGATGGATCGGATACCGTGTTGATCGACGATGCTCTTGTCGAACGATTGGAGCGGATTCGCGGCGTTTTCGGGTCGGGGATCACAATAACGTCCGGGTACCGTACCCCATCGTATAATGCCTCTGTAGGCGGTGCGGCATCCAGTCAGCATACCAAGGGGACAGCCGCTGATATTCAGCTTCGAGGTGTACCGCCCTTAGCTGTAGCAAACTACGTGGAAGAAACCTTTTCGACCGGGGGAATCGGTGTTTACGGTACTTTTACCCATGTGGACACGCGAAGGTCCCGTGTTATCTGGAAAAATAATGGGTCGAATACCGTGAGCAGTACGGGAGCTTCGGAAGGTTACTGGCGTGAATTTCAGAATGGAGCTGACCCCGGCGGTGGAGGAGAAGGGGGCGGCGGAGAGTCCGGAGCGATTGATGTTACGATCCGCAGATTTACGGTAGTCTTTAAGCGTCCCAATGGGAAAACGTATACCGGCACCTATTTTCCGTCTTATTGTAACGGGTGGTGGTATTTTAACGACAGCGAATTTTACCGTTGTGATGATATACTTGGAAATTATCAGCAGTATTTTAAAGCTGGCTATTGGGCGCATATTACACACATTCAAAATATATCGGCGTCGAATGTACATTTAACAGGAGGTTCGGATGGTTAGTACTTTTACGAATTTGGACTATCAAGTGGGTAAGTATTTTAAAGTAAGAGAATTTCAGTCAAAAGATGGATATCCTACCGTTTTAATCGATGATAATTTAGTCGATCTGCTGGATCAAATCCGAGAATATTTTGGAAAACCTGTGGTCATTACTTCGGGATATCGCACGAAGCCGCATAATGCGGCAGTTGGGGGCGTATCCAATTCACAGCATACGCTTGGAAAAGCCGCAGATATACAGGTATCCGGAGTTCCCCCAGCCGCAGTGCAGACCTATGTCTATGATCATAGTAAATATACGGTTGGAACTTATACGACGTTTACTCATGCAGATACCCGAACAACCGTGAAGTTATTCCGTGGAAATACGGAATTTGTTCGAACAAATTATGAAAAATATAAAGCCGAAGAAATTAAGGAGGAAACAGAAATGGCAGAAAAAAGATATCAGAAATTAGAAGAAATTCCTGATTACGCAAAAGAAATTATTGAAGATTTGATTAAATCTGATATAATTAAAGGTACAGGTGAGGGATTAAATTTGACAGAAGATATGCTCCGTGTGATTGTTATTTGCTATCGTATGGCTCTTACGAACGCAAATAATATTTATCAGCTTGCGAAAAATTTAGGAGGTGAAACGAAATGACAGTATATGAAGCGTTAGACATTGTAAGTCAGGGCTTCGCGGATTCGGATGAAGGATTGACCGCAGTCAAAACGATTGCAGATTACAACAAAGAATTAGAAGGCAAAATTGTTACGTTGGATGAAGCGTTAGCTGTCGCTCATGCAGAAAAAGATGATGCCTTAAATTCTTATAATGATTTAAAAAGGCGCTATGTAGAACGTTTTATGAACGGAGATTCTACGGTGGACTCTGATACGACCGTATTAGATGAAGGAGAAACTGCGCATAGTGCAGAAGAACTTACTTATGATGATGTCTTTGTGACAGAAGAAAATTAAGAGGTGTGAAATGCCAACAAAACCAAAAAATGTGAAATTAGCAAAAAACGGTGTAGATATTTTAAATGCGGTTCGTAATGACGCATCCCTTTCCTTTCAGGAAAGAGTTCCTGTAGCAACGCAGGAAGATATTAAGACTTACGGTTCTGCGGTTCTCAATTTTCCGGGAATGGCAAATGAGTTCCTCGATGCTTTGGTAAACCGTATTGGTAAGGTGATTCTTAGCTCCCGCCTCTACAAGAATCCGTTTGCTATGCTGAAAAAGGGTATGCTTGATTACGGAGAAACCATTGAAGAAGTATACACTTCTCTTGCTAAGGCAAAGATTTACGATCCTCAGACAGCGGAAACGGAGTTCATGAAACGTGAAATTCCGGATGTAAAGTCTATTTTCCATAAGCTGGACTATCAGAACTTCTTTAAAACGACGATTCAGAGAAGAGATCTGGAAAGAGCGTTCCTGTCGGAAGATGGCGTTTACAATCTGGTAAGTGATATCATTTCCAGCCTTTACTCTGGAATGGAATATGACGAATTTATTACAATGAAACAGTTAATCGTAGAATATGCAAAGAAAGGCTTATTCTATGAAGTGGAAATTCCGGCGGTTACCGCGGACAATATGAAGTCAATCATTTCTACCGTAAAGGGTTACAGTAATAAGCTGACCTTTATGAGCACTCAGTACAACGCGATGGGAGTTCCGACCTATACGGACCGCAGTTCGCAGATTATCTTCATCGACGCAGAATTTGATGCAATGATGGATGTCGAAGTATTGGCTTCCGCATTTAATATGGATAAAGCAGAGTTCATGGGAAGACGAATTCTGATTGATAACTTTGGTGAGCTTACCGGAGCAAAACTGCTTCTGTGCGACGAAAGCTTTTTCCAGATTTACGATGTGCTTCTCCAGTTTGAAGATGTTCGCAATCCGGAAGGACTGTATTGGAACTACTTCCTTCATAAGTGGACAGTATTTTCTGTTTCTCGTTTTGCAAATGCGATTCTGTTTACTGTTCCAGATAATGAGATTACAGGAATTACACTGAATCCATCTAACAGTGTCATTCAGAGATCTCAGTTGCCAAAAGATGTGACCATCAATGCGACGATCCAGTCTACTGGTACGGTAGATGATACCCTTGAGTGGGAAATGACCGGAAATGAATCTACCGAAACCACTATGACGGTTGTAAATAATACTCAGGTTCGAGTACATGTTTCTGCAAATGAAAAGATTCCAAACACGTTTAACATTATTGCAAAATCGAAGTATTTTCCAGTTAGCCAGACGGCTACCATTTCGACGAGAGAAAATGCTTAACTCTACTCCTTTCCTTTTACTATATGATAGCCTACCATTCTTTGGTAGGCTATCGCTGAATTGGAGGTAAAAAAATGATTCGTCCTTTAATTGGACCATCGACAACAGTTCGCGTGTGTCAATCAATCCCGTTAGATAACACCTATACGGATACCATTCTGTTTACGTCAAAATCAGCGCAGGAAAGCTATTTTGCATCGAAAACGAAAAAGGTCTATAGCGGTTTAACGTATCAGCGGCTGGCATCGAATAGTTCTACGTGGGCAATCTTTCTGGAAGACGTAGCAGATTATTTCTATGATTGTAACTATCTATGTTTTCAGAATGGAGGGTTTGGTAATAAGTGGCTTTATGCCTTTATTTCCGATATTTTGTATATCAACGAAAATTGCACGGCAATTACTTTTGAAATTGATGTCATGCAAACATGGCTTTTCGATTTTGAAATTAAAAAATCCTTTATCGAGCGGATGCACGTTGCGGATGATACTATCTCACGAAATGTGGTGGAAGAAGATTTGAACTTCATGCAACGGTATGAATATTACTATGTTGAAAATTCAAGGCTATTTGAAGGATCAACACACCCGTTAGATACTGATGGCGAATTTGATGACCATATCATATATGACTCCATTATTCTTGTCGCAACTTCTGAAGATGTGGACGAAGAGGATGAGGTTTTAGAAGGAGGTTTAATTCAAAATACTTATCAAGGTTTAAAATATATTGGATTTAATGCGAATGACCTTGGAGTTGGATACTGTAATGCATGGCTAAAACGAATGAATGAGGGAGGAAAAGCTGGCGCAATTAACAGTATTTCAATGGTTCCATCTGCTGGCTTGACTTATAGTTCTGGTGGAAATGGAAAATTAAATATTAATATTGAAGATCCGAATGGTAACGTAGGAGAAAAGGAATATCTAATCAATTATTCGACTCTTGATGATGATTACATTCCGAAAAATAATAAGCTGTTCTGCTGGCCATATCACTTCTTCAGCATTACGACTCTCGACGGTCAAAGTTATGACTACAAGTATGAGGATATTATAGAAAGCGATCCAGTTCCCGGCACAACTACGATGAAATTTAAATTTAAATTTGCTTTCGGCACAGACCCTACCTATTTCATGTATCCATCGTACTATATGAAGTGCAATAATAACTACGATTACGGTATCAAACTTTCTGGTTTTCCAAAATGTAACTGGAACTTTGGGGTGTGGGAGAACTACTATGCACAGCAAGATACCAATATTACCTTGAGTATGTTAGCTTCGGCATTAGGTTCGGTATCTTCCGCTTCTGGTTCTGTTGTTAGTGACGCCGGAAGCAAAAAAGGGCTGGGAGTCGGAACCGGTTTAGCTATTGCTCAGGCGGGTTTAGGTACATTGCAGGCCGGCCTTTCTACTTTCGGCGGATTATCCGTAGTCAAAAGCCAACCAGACCAGAGCAAAGGCGCAAACAATGTCGGCGGCGTGAATTACAACATGGAAACAATGGATTTTTGGATTATTCATAAGCGTCTCCACTGGGGCTATGTTGTAAAAATTGATGATTACTTTACGAAGTTTGGATATCGCGTCAATAGTACCGGGGTACCTAATTTACATACAAGAAAATACTGGAACTACCTGAAGTTAGATCAACCATCGGTGACCGGAAACATGCCTGTAGGAGATATGCGAATGATCAAGCAGATTTTATCCAACGGGATCACGTTCTGGCATACCACAGATGTTGGAAATTATGATCTAAATAATAATGAAGGAGTGTTAGGACATTGAGAAACAGGGGTTTACCATTAGAATGGTCGGACAAAACAATTCTAAGGATGAAAAACGCGATATTTCACGATTATTACAATCGTATTCGAAATATTGCATTATCTCGCTATGAGTGGAGAGATCTTCCAGAAGATATGAATGAAAGATATATCGAATGGTTGCTATTTTACAACGGAAAATGTGTCTTCTTTTACGATGAAATTCTGGAAAAATATCTCTCGCTTCAATGTACGACTACCGGTGAGATGGATTTTTATAATCTGCCGAAAAAAGTCACAGCGTATAGTACAAATGTAAATTATACCTACAAAGAATTGGATATGAAAAACTGTGCTCTGTGTTTCAATAATTTAAGCTGGTTACCCGATGAACCGACCGCTTATCTCTTCGCACAGAAATTGACCAGTATTGAAATGAATATTCTGTCTAACGTTGAATTGCAAAAGTTCGCGCTGATTGTCAAAACACCAGAAAAAAAGAAACTTACCTATAAGAATCTGATGCAGAAGTTCTTTGGCTATCAACCGTTTATTATGACTTCGGAAGGAACACCGATTGATAACATTGAAATTTTGAATCAAAATATCCCGTATATTGCGGATAAGTTACAGATTCAAAAGATTAATACGTGGAAAGAAATGTTATCTGCCTTTGGTATCGTTACCCCAGCATCGGAAAAGACCGAGCGTCTCGTATCAAATGAAGTAACCGCTGGGTTAGGTTATTCCGAAATGGCGCAGAATGTAGGTCTTGTTTCTCGTCGGCAAGCAGTAGAACATTTCAATGAACTTTTTGGTACGAATGTATCGGTAGACTTTCGTTCCAATCTTTACGCAGATATTCTGGGAGAAAATACGCAAGGTTATACCTATAATACTTACCAGGATAACACAGAAGACGATACCTTCTCTACGCAAAGAACTGCGCGTCAGTCCAAGGGGGGTGAGCAGTAGTGAGTAGCACAACAACTATGGTGCGCTGGTATTGCGAATATTTGTATAACCAAGTAATCAACGACAATACCAAGCCCCCAAATAATTGGGTCACGGATGTAAATACCATCATCCCCGCTGTCTGGGAAAAGATATTCTATACGTTTCCCATCTGGGAGGAATCCTATCGTCCTACCCTCTGCCAAAAGATTTTACGGCATTATTACTTCCGGGAAATTGGAGAGGAAACGGTAGAGTTTTGGAAACTACGTCTACAGCAAACCCTCGGCGAGATCATGCCGTACTATATTCAGCTCTGGGAAACGACACAAGTAGAATATGAAAAACTTTGGACGAGAAATTATATTGAAAAATATCTCGGAAATGAAGATCGTACCGAAGATAAGACATCAAACGAAACAAGCGACTATCATGACACTGCGACAACTTCTGATACAGCAAATACGTTAACTGATTTTACCGATGATGCTACAACGAATATCAAGCAGACGGGAAAAACACATGACGAAGGTACCAGAACTTATTCCGAAACGGTAAAAGATGTGACATCCAACACCCCGATGAATCAGTTAACATGGAACGATCTGGAAAATAATCTATATGCCACCTCAACAGATTTTCGTTCCACCTCGGGAAATGAGAACACAACGAATGACGGTACCTCAGAGAATACAACGGATCAAACCTATAACGATACTTCAAACACAAAAGTTGATTCTACTTATGATCGTCATTTTACCGATGAAAATAGTCGTGATACGGACTATACTCATAACGTCAAGGGTAAAACAAATACTGATTATATTCGTGAAATCACCGGTTGGGACGGTGTAAACCCGAACGATCTTATTTTAAAGTGGAGAGAAACCCTTTTAAATATTGATGTGATGATTATTGAGGAGCTGGAAGATTGCTTCCTCGGTGTATATTATTAGGAGGTAACTATGAGATATTTAAACCCACTTCGCTATATCCACTATCATACACAGTTAGCCATTCCGACCATCTATGATGATTCTCTCTCGTTTTACGAGATCATGAACAAGACGAATCTGCACTTCAATGAAGTGATCAATGACATGAATGAGAATTATGAGATCATTGATAAAGCGTTTCAAGAGGTTCTTGAACAGACCAACAAATGGATGGAAGAAGCGAAATCGCAAGCAGATCGGGCAGAACAGGAAGCGAATAAATCGCAAGCGTCCGCAGAAGCTTCCCAGCAGGCCGCGGAAGATGCCAGAAATCAGGCAGATCGAGCAAAAAGTGAAGCCGACGCCGCCGCCGCTTCTGCTGTAGAAGCTCAGAATCAAGCAGACAGAGCATCCTCGGAAGCGGATCGTGCCCACACAGAAGCAGAAAACGCAAAAGCTCAGGCTCAAGCCGCGGCAAACTCCGCACAGGAATCCGCAACGTCCGCGGCCGCATCCGCCGGTAGCGCATCGGAAAGTGCGCAAAGCGCTGAAGCTTCGAAAAATAGTGCAGATGCTTCTGCAAACTCTGCTTCTCAGGCGGCTCAGTCTGCCACTGCTTCCCAGAACAGTGCGGAAGCTTCAGCGAACTCTGCTTCACAGGCGGCTCAGTCTGCTACTGCTTCCCAGAACAGTGCGGAAGCTTCAGCGAACTCTGCTTCTCAGGCGGCTCAGTCTGCTACCGATGCGGCAAACTCCGCAAAAGAAGCCGCAGATACTCTGGATGAAGCAAAGGAAACCTTTGTGAAAAAAGCAGGCGATACTATGTCGGGTAAGCTTACCATCTCTTATGGAGGTCTTTCTGTTGATGGATCCGCTGACATATCAGGAGATCTTAACACGGGTCGTTTACAGGTTGGTAAACCCGACGATCATAGGGATACCCATTTATACGGAAATCTTTATCTCAATGATATGTTAAACATGAGTATTGGTAGCAATGTTGCCCTTAAATTTGCTAACCTTCAAGATGGATTGAAACTTTACGCTCCTTTATCGTTTGAGCCTTCTCCATTGAGAATTTCAAATGTGGGAAATCCTCAGAATGATTTTGATGCTGTAAATAAGCAGACGTTAGATAGTTCTGTGACATCTATTAATTCTTCGCTTAGTCAAGTAAATGAAAAGATTACTTCTCTTACTTCGAGAATGGACACTGCGGAGAGCAATATTGCAAAAAATACTTCTGATATCACTTCACTTACAAGTCGTGTAAGCGCGAATGAGACGAGCATCAATAACATTAATACTGAGATAACTAATATTAAACAGGACATTACCACCGTAGAAGGTGACTATGTTAAGAAAGCTGGCGATACCATGACCGGCAATCTCACTATGGGACTGAATCAAATCGTGATGGATACCGGCCATATTGTGGCTGGAAATAATACGCTTCTCTTCGAAGGTTATCCGGAAATTGATGTTGACGGTGCAAAGATTTCTATGGTTGCTGATCCCGTGGATGTGATGGATGCAACTAACAAAAAGTATGTCGATGACGCTGTAGCAAATGTAAATCCTACTGGAGATTATCTGCCACTGACTGGTGGTACGATGAGCGGCGATATCAATATGGGAGTAAATCATTCCGTTCGATTCGGAGCGGCGAATTATGCTCTCTATCAGAATGAAGGTACTGGACATTTAGTTCTTACAGGTAACTCCAATACTGACATTGTAGAAATGAACAATATTGGCACGGTTCAGTTTGGAAATGAAACAACAATCCAAAATGTGAAAACTCCTACGAATAACGGAGATGCCGCGCCGAAATCATATGTTGATGGTCAGATTAGTATTGCTAAAAATGATGTTTATGAGCAGATTCATAATTATTTACCTCTAACCGGCGGTACGTTGACTGGTGCTGTTCGTTTTGGTACTACTGCTTCTATAGGTGAATTAGTTGATTTTGGACTGCTTGCCAAAATGGACAGTGGTAATTTAGGTATTGTGACACAGACTATTATTCATACGAATGATTCAACTTCTACCGACGGCGTTACCTACACATTAGCTAATGTTGATTCAGATATTCATTACACCTGCGCAGGCAATGGTGTGAAGCAAATGAATATTGGAAGTTTTGAAACGGTAAAGGTTAGCTCTTCATTATTAGTTGCTGAAGATCCAACTCAGAATATGCAAGTTGCTACAAAGCAGTATGTCGACCAGCATGCTGGGGGCGGGGGTAGTAAAGTTGACTTAGGTGGGAATTATATTATGATATTGACACCATTAACGAATAGATATTCAAAATTTGAAATATTTGTATCATCAACTACTAATTTAACATTTAAAATGGGCGGTTCGAAAATACAAACACAACAACTTCAAGTCCCTTATACTTCTTTTTTAAATAATAACAATTTAGAACTTATCCAAAATGATTCAGTTAGATACTTTATTCAAACTTTTAAAGATAATACAACTAATTCAAATATAGCTTTGTCAACTTACTTTAAAAATATATTACCTGACACCGTTTATTTGGAGTTTACTAATTTAAGTACTACGCATACCGAGGGAATTTATTACATCTACGGGGGCGGAAAAATAATGGAATGTTTAGTTACAAGAAAGCAAATTATATCATAATAAAAGGGGATTAACTCCCCTTTTTATTTTTAAGATTACATTGTTAACCTACCTTTCCAAAGCTAAATAAAAATCTCCCAAGTCATAGTAACCTATTTCGTAAAATTCTTCCTCTTGATTTGTAAGCCAATTATTCACAAGATAAGCTACATATTCCTCTTCATCCATTGGAGCGTTACTAACAATATCCTCCAAATTTTCAAGCATATCTTGATATGCTACTGATTTTTTAATATAGTGCACTACTTCTTCCTTTTCAATTTCAACTTTACTATATTCTTCTGGAATTATGATATTTTCATGAGCGACCACATAGATTTTCATTTCCTTTCCTCCTTAATTAATCTCAAATTCTTCTGCAAAAGTTTCATAGTGAAGATATACATAGCGGTCCATGAAATCCTCATCACTGCAAGGTGCGAGTTCCCACGCGACACGTTCACGAAGTTCATCATCCATATAGTGTTCAAAAGTGCTAAATTCTTCAACCTGACCAGTTCTCTTGTTAACTACTAACATGTTATTTCCTCCTATCCAATTACCATTGCGGTTATGATTGTTTTGATTTCTTGATTAGATAATTTGTAAAGCTTTAATAATGCAATTGCATTGTTGATGCTTGAACACATCATTAATGCTTTGTCCTGATTTGGTATAAGTTGCTTAATTGCTTTTGCTGTTTCCTTTGTCATCTTTTGATCTCCTTTCCTTTTGTAATTATATTATAGCACAGGTTTTAAAATTATCAATATGTTTTACTGATGTATTATGTATACATGATGTGCTTTAGTACTTTACTGTGATGAAGTATTTGATTAGGTAAGTACTTTAGCGCTTTAGTGTAGTAAAGTCTTGAATTAGTGAAATACTTTAGCGCTTTACTGTGATAAAGTACTTGATTGTGTAAACTGTTGGAGATTATATATAATTGAGTAAAACAACGTTTTGCGCAGATTAGTTTTGTTGTTAATTATTGGGGGAATATATTATTGTGTAAAGCAATTAGGCCATATAC